ACCCGAGCTCAGAGGGATCGGAAATGAAACGCACGTACGCCACTCGGATCTACACGTTTCAAGAACTGATGAACCGTCTCGACAGTGACTATTGGTACGTCCATCACCACGGTATGGGCTATTACACGTTCGTCCCGGTGAATCAAGCGGGGAGGGGTTGAGCGATGCGAGCCGAACAACGTAAAATGGTTGTAACATGGAATCGATACAGAAAGCTTTTCGAATGTGTACACCCGAATACTAACGTCACAGGTTGTGGACAAACCCCAGGTGCTGCAATACGTGACTGGCAATACTGGTGGAACATCCCCTACTGACTTCATCGCGCAAACTGTTGCCCGCGCATCAGCGATGTATTCACGCGGGCAACTGCCTCACCTCGTGTGATCTGGTCGTCCCGGTTCACGTCCAACCCAGCGTTCGCAGCGTACTGAGCAGCATACGTACCAACCTTCATCCACATCACGTACGAGTCCGGGCGACCCATCGCCACCGGCCACAGTACCGCCATGTAGCAATCCCCCAGGTTCGTGATCCGGCTCGCGTATTGCGCAAAATACTTCTCGACATAGTCCAACTGCTGAACGGCAGTCATGCGGCGCAGTGCAGTCGTCGTCGTACCAAGTCCACGCGCTGTGGTTTCGAGGAACTGGATCAGACCCGTCGCTGAACTGCCCGGATTACTGGTGGTCGGATCAAACGTGTAACCCGTCTCGAACCCCATCACCGCCATCAACCAGTCGGGGTTAATATTCAGGTTATCACCCATCTGACGCACGCGTACACGGAAGTCCTGAGCTACCCGGGCGCCCCACACCAGCACGCCCGTGGCGTCAACAGAGTTCGGCACAGACCCTGGCGCGGGCGCTACAGCACCAGCACGAATCCCGTCGATCTCGGTCGCCCACAGGTTACCGTGACTGTCGCCACGTTGCCGCAGTGCGAAAATGTTGTAGTCCCCATTCGCCGACGCATCACCGCCGAGTTCAACCACGTACAGGTTGCCGGTGTTGTATGTCGCGAACTCGCTCTGCAATGTGATCTTACCGTTCACCCGGAAATACGGATTCATCTTGACGCTAACAAACACTCCCAGACCATCAGGGCCGCGAGTCACTTCGGGGATACCCTGCATACCGGTGAACTGACTGATCAGTGTCGGGGTCACGGTGCGCGGGAAGTTACGGCGGGTAACCACCAACCGACCACGTTCCTGCACCCAGTCAAAACCGTACGCGTACCCCAGGTCGAACAGGATCGTCGGGATGTCGCCATTGGTCACATATCCACTCGTCAATAGCGGCGAGTCGGCGAACTGTCCCTCGTCTACGTCAAGTTGGATAGGCCACGAGCGCGCCAAATCGCGCAGGACGTCAACGATCTTCGTACCCTTACCGTATGAACCCTGCGCCGACCCGCGATCCTTGACGGGGTCGCCCGACTTGCATATCAGGCGCGTCACAATCTCGGCAGACCCGGGGTCTCGCTCGCGTAGGACGTTGGTCACGTACCCGATGAACAGTGTGTCGCTCGCGTCCTCGAACCCGCCACGAAATACAATCGATGAGCCCTGTTGAATCGCAGTTGTCTTAAGCAGGTTGTAAATTCGGATGTCGGCGAGTGATAACGCATCGCCCGGGCTGATCTGGATATCGAACACCACGCGGAACATCCGTAATCCGAACTGTGGTGCGATGTACGGTTCGCCGTTGATATCCATCGACCATGTACGACCGTTCATTCGGTCACCCATACCAGATGGTTGGCGATACCGAGGTTATCTAGCGTCACTGGGTCACCAACGAAGACGAGTAGGCCGATCTTGGCTCGGTAGTTCGCGATCACATCGCACCCGGGCTCAAGCATCGCACCGCGCACCAGCGGCGACCCATCGCGATACAGGTTCATCGACCATGCCGGGTTGTCGAGATACGATATGTAGTCGATTTCGAAGTTGATCAAGTTCGAACCGAGTTGGACTGAGAAGCGCTGATGGGCATTCGTCGACCCGCTGAGAAGTGGAATTTCAACCATTAGAAAATACTCTCAAGGACCGAATCGACCTGCTTAGTGACAGCAGCCTTCGCATCCGCGACCATTTTCTGACCGCGATTAATTGCACGGGTGATCGCCGACTTCGATTGATCGCCGTCACGCAATTGATCGGGTGCAGGCGGACCGACGAACGAAATACGCTCGAGTGTGATCAGTTCTTGTAGATCGGCGATAAATATCAAACCGTTCTCGTTGCTTGGGTCTTTCGTGCGCGACAGGCGAGTGATCACCATGTTATTCAACGTGATGTCACCAGCATCAATGGTGAAGGGGTCGCCCGATTGCATGAGAACGATCAGAAATTGCAGCGTGGTGCTGGCACGTGTCTCATCACTGCCCGCCAGGAAACCCGCTGACAAACCCGCAACAGTCGACACAAGTGGGTTATTCGTCAGGTTCGATAACGCACCGCCGAGGAAGTCGGTCAGTTGTACCTTGAGAGGATTGTTGCTCACCGCTCCGACGAGCGACCATTTAAACGGTTGCAGGATTCGATGATCCGCCACACGCACACCCGACTCAATCGGATAAGTCGTCACTTCCACCGTGGCCTCGAACGTGTCTTCCAGCACCGCGTCGAATGAGTAACCCGCGATGGTCGGCGCCTGTTTGGTGAAGAGTTGAACAATACTCACGGGTTACCTCGACGTCGTGGATTTGAGGTCTTCGATCGCTTGATATGCCGCCCGTTCCTGTACGGCGGTGACTCGGGCGTCGATTGCCTGACCGTCCAATGATACATTCAAATTCACCGTGTTATCGACGTTCACCTTCGCCGCCTGGATCGCTTTCACCAATGCGTCATTCGCTTCGTCGGACGCGGGTGTGACGTCTTTATACGGTGTCGGCATTGCATCGGGTGTGTAGTTCGACTGGTCGGGTAATTGCTGCTTGTCGTACCACGATGGGATATCTGAGTGCTGGGATCCAAAAAGCAGTTCAGACGGACTTTTAATTTCATCAAGACCAGTCACATCTTTTAGCATCTCGTCAAATTTCAAAGATATTTCGTTGTACCCCGGTAAATAATTCGACAGCCCCTCATTCGTAAATTTTGCAGCACCCACGCTGAGGCCGGCTATCATGCCTGCCTGACCAGTCCTCGTAAGTGCCCCGCCAATTGATGTCAGGCCAAGTTTCGACGCTAAGGCGCCAAGAGTTGCGCTGAGTGCGCCACCGCCAACAGCCGCTGTTGCAGCTGGGTTCTCAGCGACTGTATCGATCACGCCCGAGATATCGTCACGATGTTTCTCGACGAACTGGTTCGCCCAGGTTGATAGACCGATCAGACCCGGGAGTGTTTTCTCGGTCAACTCATTCGTAATACCAATCATTCGTAGGCCGAACTCGGCCATCTGGTCGCTGAGCTTTCGCGAGTTATCGGTGAGCTGCGTAATCGTACCGGTCAGATCCTGAGATCGCTGTATCAACGCTTCGAACTGTTGGCTACCACCGCTGAGAGCCTTCATCGTGGCATCGGATAGACCGAGCGACTTCTGAACAGACTGACGTTGGTTGTTATTCAGGTTCGGTAGTTGGTCAGAGAGTTCAGATAGAAACCCTTCGGCGGTCGACTTATTCGTCAGGTTGGAAATATCCACACCTGCCGTGGCGAGTTCTGCGAACGGACCGATCTCACCTTTAACCTGTAGGTTGGTGAGTGCTTCCTCGATTCCACGTACTTCGGTCAGGGCAGCCGCGGCATCGCCGCCCATGAGTTTCATAGCGCCGCCCAGGTTCGACACGAACTGCTTATTCGTGTTCAGGTTCTGTGTGGCGAGGGAGAGTTGGTCGACGCGTTGGGCTGTGTTGACAGCGGCGGTCGCTACACCCGCGAACACGCCGAGGATCGCGGCGCTGATACCGAGAGCTGTGACCTTAATGCCCTGCATGCCACGTTCTACGTCTCTGACACCCCGGTCATAGTCGGTTGTGTCCATTCCAATACCGACGAGAAACGAAGTGAGAACGTTTGCCATTGTGTCACCTATGTCGGATTTATCTGTGCCACCCTGACGGCGACAAGTTCCTGAATTGTGACGTTGAAGCGTTCCACGTCAGCGAGGCTGTAAGTTCCGTCGTTCAACTGCGCCCAGGTGCATAACGGTGGACAAACGCCTTCCACCCCGGTACACGGGCGCATCAGATACCAGTTAACTATTGAGCGTTTTCGGGTGCTGCCGTCTGACCCTCTGCGACGAGGACGGAGGGCAGCCAATCGAAAAAATCAAAAAGATTGAAACGCAATAGTTTCGCGAGCAATTGGTTATATTCGACCATTCGACCCGAGAAATCGTCAATGGTGACCGGGATACTCGTCCCGGCGATGAACACCTGATTCATCAGGATCTCAGCAATCTTGACCTTGACCGTATGGTTCATCGACATGAACATCGGACCGAGTACCGCGTCGTCCAACTCCTTACCGAGTTGTGCGGCACCCATGGCACGTTCCATCAGTGGCGCCGTGAGCATGCTCAACAGTTCGTCCTGCTTCACCGCCGAGGCCTGCGCGGCGTTGAACGTCCGCGCCCCAACGGTGAATGCTTTAACTTGGCTCATCGATTAACCCCGGGTCGCCGTCCAATTGTTGAACTCGAACATGAACTGATCGTCGTTGATGGTCATACCACCGCGACCACGCTCGCCGTCGTTCACCATCACACCTTCGACGCCGAGAGCAGTCTCGAGCGTTCCAATCTGAGTGTAAGTCAGCGTGATGTTGGCGTTCGACGTGTGGAGACCTTGCAAGTACGCCGAGTCGGGCGAACCTGGATTCAGGTACAGGCTCACCGCACGCCCCGGGTTGATTCGGTTGAGGCGGATGGCGTTACCGCCCTGACCGCGCCGAAGCGCCGCCTTCGGATCGATTGGGGCGTCGGTGTACGGTGTTGCAGTCTCGCCCCAATCTTTGATCTGACGACCGTTGACGGTGACGACACAGAGGTCCGTAGAGAAGTTCGATAGGCTCACAGATGTTCCCCTTAGTAGACGTCGAGGTCGACGATGGCCGAATGGATTGCCCCGGCGCGGAACAGACGCATGCGGATCGGTGCGGATTTACGGACGTTACGATCAGCTTCCGACAGGTCGAGAATGTCCTCGGGTACGGTCAGGATTTCAAAGCCGAGGGTGTACGCTTCGAGGCCGTCGTCCGGGTTGATGTAGTTGCGCGGACCCAGGTAACCGTTCGAGATGAACTGTTGACCGATCTGACGAGCCGTACCCAGCAACACAGCTTGACCGACTGGCGTTTGTTGCAATTTGGTCGGTACGTTTGCCAGCGAGTTGTACAGTGCGGTGGTCAAGAAGTTGATGAACGCGTCGAGGTTCACGACGTCATCGATAAACTCACCGTACGTGCTGTGGGTTCTGGTGTTGATCCAGCGTCCCGCATCGGTCGAACCCTGGTTATCCACGACTGTGTAGAACACAGCCTTGACGGTGTCGAGCATCATGTTCGAGTAAGCGGTATCAGTCAGATCCTCGGCGGTCACACTCGGGGACTTCTTGAACTCACCAGTGATGGTCGACAAGTCAGCCGAGTAGTTCACGGCGGCGAAGTGTTTCGCCAACGCGTTACCAGCGTATGCATCAGTCGCATGCACAGGGGTGAACACGTGGCGGAACCCAGCAGTCGTGAAGTCGATTGCGATGTTGCCCGCAGTGTTCGCACGGATCAACCCCGCCGACGTACCGGTCTGGTTGTTGATGAACATCGAACCGTTATCTTCACACCATTGGGCGATCAGGGTAGCGGTCGCTTCAACTGCCAGGATCGGCGCGGTGATGAGCGTCCAGTACCACCAGAGGACGTTCCGAGCCTTGTTCAACGTCGCGGTGAAGGTCGCGTCAGCCAGTGCGGTTGCCCACACTTTGAGTTCACGTGTTGCAGGGGTGCCGCCGAGCCAGCGCTGGGCAGCCTTGTACGTCTCGGTGGTGTCCGGGAAGTCAACCGCTAGAGCGGTCAGCGTGAAATAGGTACGGTAAGTGTCAGCGGTGAACCCGACAGGAAGCTCGCCATTCGGGGCGAACAACATCGCGCTTGCGAAGTTAGCTGTCCCGAGGCCCGCAGGTCGAATTCTCGTGTTGATCTGAATGATATTCGTTGCTGGGTAGCTCATTTGCTAACTCCGAGAAGGTGTGTAATCCCGCGAGAGTCTATCACGGGATTCAAGGGTGTGGCTATCAACCCTGCATCAACCCATCTTTCTGCGATTCGATGAGGGTGGCAAGCACATTCGAAACATCCGTCAGGGTGGCTGTACCGGTAGCCGGTAGAGCGGTCAATGTGGTATGCGTACCGGTCGTGATGCGTGCGGCGCTGGAAATGCCGAACTTAGTACTGCCGCTGTTCGTCATGACGTTACCGGTGGCTTGGTTTGATTTGTTTGCAAACTGGTAGACGTTCGTTACATCGTTGCCGATTACATAGGCGTTAGTGGTCCAACCGTTACCCACCACATCCATAAAGTTGGTGTTGAGAAACAGATTGGCGATGGCACCAAACCCAAACCCGGTACCCCCGCTTGAGCCTCGCAAGTCGTTACTATTGACGCAGTTATTACCTGCTATCCGGACCGTTCGAACGTTCCCTATGTTGATATCCCTGCCGCCATTGCTGTCGAACTCAAGACCTACGGCAATGAACTCCCCTGCTGCATTGTTATATGTAGAGTTCGATACGTTGAGCGCCGTCAGGTTTTGCCCACCGATCAACGTGCGACCGTTGCGGAACAGCTTGGTACCGGGTGCAACCCCGCCACGATATATACCTTGGATATTGATGCCGCTACCCGCGTTGTCGCCATATTCTCCCGCGCAGTTCCACGTGGGTTGCAGTCCTGACGCACCGAGGAAGGAAACACCGTGTCGAGCGTTGAACTGATGTTTCCCAAGCACCGTTACTTGATCCGCGCCAGAAACGCAGACTCCGCACATCTGCAATCCGCTTACATCGTTTGCAAGTCCGAGAACACCGTTTCCGAAAGAGGTGCATGCAGCATTAACCAGAACTCCTGGCGTGTTGATATAGTATCCATTGATACCGTTGTTGTTGGCGTGGCAGTCGTCAAATAGCCCGTCTGCGTATTTGATCGAGAACGCCCCGGATGGCATCTCATAGCTGAATCCACTCCCGGAGCCGCCAGAGCCATTGTTTAATCCGTTGTTGTGCGCAATGCACCGCCGGAACGTGCCGCCGCAGCAATGGTAGTAGGTCATCCCCATGGACGAGTTGTTATAGGCCAAACAGTCTTCGACAACACCGTGACTATAGGTGCTGTAATCGCCGCGCACGTACGTAGCCCAGTTGGTCGTAATATTCAGGCCGTTGGCCAGATACTGCGTGGCGTCGCGAAAGATGCAGTTGGTGATTTTGTGGTTTCGGCACTGACGCAGATTCAGACTGTCATAAACGCCATTGGCAAAATCAGTCTCGTGGATATTCAGATTATCGATGTAGTTGAACATCGGCGCTGGGAAAGTTGAAGGTAACACACCGGGACCAAGTCCCATACCTGCCAAGATGGCAGCACCGTTACCATCCCACTTATGACCGTTGCCGATGATCGTTACGTTGAGCAGTGCTGCGGTTGGCTGGGCATTCAGATCGTGAGCGAAAATTAATGGGGTTGCATAGGTCGTCGAGGTATTCACCACATCTGCCTGGAACTCATAGACAATCTGGCTGCAATTGAACAGAACCTGACTGGCAACCGTGTATTGACCACCAGTCACCGCTGAGAATATCACACGTGAGATTGCGCCATTACTGGCCACAACGGCGGCCACAACGGCGGCGAATACCGCAGAACAATCAATTCCAGCCGCCGCACCGGCCTGCTTAACGTCAATCGTTCCGTTATGGATCAGTGACCAGTAACCAGTCCCATCAGTAGATCGAAAAATAGTGACGCTGTTATTGGCTGGTGGGCTACCGGACACAGTAAACAAGTACGTACCACCACCCCCTGATCCGGCGGAATACTCGAAGGTACTAACACGTTGCCCGGTAGTCATCCCGGTCAGACCAATCATATTTGCAACGGTACTCACGGCTATGGCGCCATTACCTACCGATCCGGCACCCTTGCTCAAATCAGATATATTCGCTAAATCCGCAACATTAACCTTAGTCGCCAACGCATTATCGACCGTCGTGTGGTACGCCGGGTCGTTGTTGATCGCCGCTGCAATCTCAACCAGTCGATTCAAGTCGGTAGGCGCGCCACCATTCAATGCATCAACACGTGCCTGGGCGTCCAGCGCTGAAGCCGTTGTGGCGATGGTAGCGACCTGCTGGGCTGTGATCGTGACACTCGCACCGCCCACAACTGTCTCAAGCACCTCAGAACCTGCAAGGACGCCTGGGGATGGCGCTAAATCCAGTAGTGTTGCGGTTTCCATAGTCACATCCTCATTTGATTGAACGGGACGCGCCGCTCATAGTGGTACGAATCTTATCACCCATCGTTGACCGAATCACGGGGTCAGGTTCTTCCGGGATCGGCGCGACCCTCGACCCCCGTGTGAAAGTATTAATTCGTATGAAATTGGTCACCGGATAACTCATACCATCACCCCGATTCGAAACGCGCCACCCATAGTGGTGCGAATACTCTCGCTCATCGTCGACCGAAATACCGGCTGAATCGGGGCCACATCGATCGTCTGCAACACATCACCGTCTTCGTTCTCGACGATCACGCTGGCGCTGAGGATATTGTTCACGTCGTTGATATTCGACACCTCGTAACCGAGACGAATCGAGATCTGCGCACGCTGCTCCCAATTGACCGACTGTAACGCTGTGAGGTTGTTGGCGGCTGACGTACCCAACCACCGTACCTTGGCGCGAAATAGATCCATCGACACGTCTGGGCGCTTGTTGCACTCCTTGAGGCGTTCAACCCGTGCCATTGCGTCACCCCGGTAGAAATTCACACTTGCTGTGGCGATAACCTGGGCGCGCACGTCAACGGTTACGAGGTCGCCGATCTTGTCGAGCGAGTAGATGTGAGCTTGTCCACGCTGGTCGATGCTCTGACGTGGTCGAATCGATGCGTATTCACCTGTGGGCGACTTGGCGTTCTGGTCTGCAAGGATGCACTCAGGAACGCCCGTCACGCGCATGATGATCGGTCGTAGGATGGCGAAAAGCTGTTCGTTGGTCACTGGTCGTCGATCCTCGATACGATGCACTTGCAGTAGTCACGCCAGTATCGATTATCGCACCGATGCGCCTTCCATGTCTGACCGAGGAACGTCCACGTACCGGTCTGGTCGATCAGTTGCATGTTGCCGTCGTTGATGTAGATCCGGCGTGGGTCGACGATACGCTCCCCGCCTTGTGACAAGAAGTCGAGTTCGCGCTCACTCACCGGCTGGATATTCACGACGTAATCGGATGTGGTCGTCGAGCCGGGTACGAATATCCCGTCGACGTAGCCGCCGCCAGTCATCGCGGTACGGGTTGCAGGGACCGAGACGAATACCGCGTCGATATGTCCGGTCATCAGCAAACTCATACAAGGCCCTCTGTCGGTTTTTCGTCGGTGACTGTGGATGTGACAGAGGCGCGCATGCGCCCCGTGTCGATAAGGGGGTTATCCGATCCCTTCTTGGCGATTGTATACGGTGCGTTGGGTGGTGTCTTCAGGTCCGTGATGTACTGCTGAGTCGCCCCAGCCGCCAAGATGCCGACACCCTCGATGACCGTGTCAAGGTTTGCACCTTTGCCGATCTGGTCGCGAACGTAATCGATCACATCAACCGTACCCGACTGCACGCCGACGTCGAGCCAGGGTCGTGCGGGAATCTTCGGTGGTCCATCCGTGCCAAAATGCGTGAGCGCGCCGAGTTCAGCCTCGGTCATCTGCTCGCCTTCGACTTTTCCGGCATCCTCATGAATTCCGACGAGCGCGTACTTGCCCCCGCGAAACGTTTTCAGTTCCGTTTTCAGCTTGTCGACGGCCCGTTGGAAGTCAACGGTTTTCAGTGAGATAGCCATGAGTCGAATAATACCACAATGGTTGTCGTGACAATCCTTACCCCGGTAATTCTATACGGGGTAGACATTCGGGGTATCGCTGAGAATACCGGAATAGACACATCCTTTTATTTTATACCCCGATACCCTTAATAAATAATATTAGAATAGGAATGGTATGTATGTAATACAGTAACGTATATAGCCAGCGGCGTGAGAGTGAGATTGATGCGGGGTATTCGGGTAACACCTCTCAAACCCGCGAGCTAGAGCGCTAGAATCGTACCCCGGATAGTTTGCGAGTTCCGGGGTACGGGGTATGGTTTCAGCACCGGTGACCCTAGAAAAGACATTTCATGACTAGATAGTCGTTACTGGTCACTCTGTGACTGGAAAATTACAGTGGACGTTCTGTGACTATTTGACATGATCTGGTCACTGAGTACCTGACCAACGGTATTGACGAACCCGTCATTCTGGATAATACTGACCCTACTGAAACGAACAACGGAGCAAGATGAGATGAAATACGTAATCGGTGTAAACGACCCAAGACCTTCTAAACGCCCAGCAAGAGGTATGCAGTGGGTTCGAATGAAGGGTGGGCCCCTGGACGGTCAATGGGTACAGCGCCCCCGGACCTGATCAGCCCTACCCACCTCAAGCCCCTTAACTGGGGCTAAGTCAGTGCCGCACAGACATGACAACGACGGTGCTACACATGCACGGACGCTACCCAACCTAAACACTTGAGGTAGTGCACCATGAACGCTCAAACATTAGCAGTGGACTTCACCAACATCGCACGCAAAGCCAAAGGCGTGGAAAGCGCCGCAAACGGGATGTTCTCGACCTTGAAGGCTGAGGACGTTGCCGACCTGGGTCACTTCAACGAGGTGGTTCGGGACGCCTTCAAAATCAACGGGTGGAGTCAGACAGCGGGTCGCCCCGTGGCAGGCTCGAAAGAGAAGCCAGCACCCGACGCAGTGAAACTCTACGTGTCAACCTTCCGAGCTGCTTACCGCCTGGGTCTTGACGTACTCAGCTTCGAGACGGTCGGGGCGATGCGCAATACCATCCGTGAGATACGTCAGGCATCGCATCAGCGCAAGCTTGCCGAGCCGCCAGCACCGTCGCGCCCTGAGATGGAAGGTGTGGACGTCAAAGGTCCCGACAGCCTCATAGGTGCCCTGTGGCATGACGCGATGCTGCTCGCTGAAAAGATCCCCACCGACCATCAGCAAGAGATGGAACGTGAGGTGCGTATGGTGATGCAGCGGTTCCTTCGATTCGCACCACCCGAACTCACCTTGGTCCCGGCTGCGGCGTGATAATAATTATATTGACAGGCTCGTCATTCTGATCCACAGTGACTCCATTGAACCCCAACCGATGGAGTCACAACCATGAAATACTTCCTGTCTGACATCGCTGGCACTGTTTACGAGATCGTCACCGGTCAGAGTTTCACGCAGCGTCTGATTCGTCGCAAAGTCGGCAACGTGTTCCGTCGGTTGAAGGGTGAAGCGCCACGCCGGAGTTGGGAAGATGGTCGCGTCAATAAACCAAGCGTCGAAGAATGTCAGCGTCTGAAAGACGAAGCGGGGCGTTCGGTATGATCGCGCTACTGGCACTAAGGTTCTTCGTCCTGCGCGAGAACAAGTCGACCAAACCCAAGCCTGTGTATCACCGGACGTGGCCCGACGAGGTCCCAGGTTATCCCGCATCTGCATACGTGAGGGGTTTATGACCAACGCGACCATAACGTTCAAGGGTGCCAGTCGTGCGACGCTGTCAAAGATCGCGCGTGACGCGCTCCAGGCTGCCGGGTTCGTGTGCAGCGACATGTTCTACAACGACGCACACCAGAACGAGCGTTTCATCGTGCAGAATCCACGTAAGACGATTCAGGAGAGAGGGTAATGAAATACCATGGCTTCGCCAAATACTGGTGGTTCCGCATCGCCGGTTATGGGCTTCACTTCCGCTGGACTCGTGACGGTTACACCCCATTATTCAGCGAGCGGAACGGTCACGTTAAAGTCCTGAAGTTGGGTCGACTGTGGATCAAGGTGTTACGCCCTGACACCTATTAATGTAACGTCTCCTGCTGCGTCGAGTTTAACGTCACGGACGCCGTGCCGGTGATGCTGCCGGAACGGATGCGAACGTACTTCCCAGCCGGGATAAAGCGGCACATCGACCAGTTGTTACTCTGTACCTGATTCAGCACGATAGCCAGCGTGATGTTGTTGCTGTAGGTCTGAGTAGCCTTGGTGGTCCAGTCGCCAGCAGTCGTGCTGTTGGTGTCTGCCGTCTCGAGAAATACCGTTGCACCGGATGGGCCACCGATGGTACTGGTGGTTGAGAACGATCCCTCGTAACAAACGTGCGCGGCCCGTGTTGCACTGATCTGATATCCGGTCGCGGTCGTGCTGATCACCAGAGAACGTGCCGGGGTGTCATTGATTGATAGCGCTTGCCCTGAAGTCACACGGCCCTGGGCATCGGTTGTTACGTTCTGATACGTCCCAGGTGTGCCGGTGTTTGGCATACTGACTGTACCAGTCGTGGTAATCGTACCACCGCTCAGTCCTGTACCTACTGTGACACTCGTTACAGTACCGCCCGAGTTCGCATACGTCGGTACGTTCAACACACCCGTGGAATTATTATAAGTAGCCGCACCGCCCGTGCCTGTCGTGGTGAGCGAGATTGCAGATCGTGCACCAGACTGAGTGATGAACGCCGACGGGTTACCCGTCAACGGATAGGCGTCGGTAATCCCGTAACCGCCAAGCGTTGTCGGCGTCGAGGTGATCGTACTCCAGGCTTGATTGTGCGCCGACGGTGTGAATGTTGACGGAATACCCGTGAGCGAGCTGTACGTGCCCGCAGTAGCCACGGGTGCGAGTGCTGGTGTACCAGACAGATCAGCATACGCACCAGACGTGGCCACCGTCGCAAACGCTGGCTTACCCGTGATCGATGCCCATGTGACTGGGTCACCCGGAACAGCATCAAGAACCCCGCCCGTAAGGGTCAGACCGGATCCAACGGTGTAGAACATCGGGAGGATAGTAGACCCGTTGAACCCGAAAATACCGTTCGCACCGCCAGCCGGGATGGTGACTGTGCGACTCAACGTACCGGTATCGGTCGCGTTACGCTGGTTGATCAACAGGTCATTCGCCGCACCAAACACCAGCCCTGGAACGAGCAGTAATACCGTGAGAATCCTTTTCATGATGTCGCCACTCGCGCAATGATTTTTCGTGTCGTTGAAACAGTGTTAAACACTACAAGGTCGTTCACGTTCATCGAGATCACGTTGTTCATGACCTGTACACCAACATCAGGCGACGTTACCGTGACTTCTGTGACAGCTTGTCCGGCAAAGATGAACACTCGCCGACCAGCCACCAGACCATTCGGTAGGATTAGTTGAAAATGATCGATCGGTGCAACGGGCCACAACATAACGTTGATGAGCAACGCATCGGTGTCGGGTATTTGGATCGTTTGACCGGACGTAGGTACGAACTCGAATTCAGCAGGCGGTGTGCTGTTACTACCGCTGCCTGACCCCATGCTTCCTGGCCTGAGCATTTAACCCACCACTTGTACGTTGATGAAAACTATGTCGGTAGACTTCACCCAACAGCCCGTGACGCCTTGCTGTGTGGCGATCCACGACCACGCCTTGGACACGTAAGG